CAGGGACATTAGCAAAGTTTCGTCAGATTCTGAACTCTTCAACCAGCTCTCTATTTTTTTTTGGGTTCTCAAAGGTATATGCCAGGTGTAAATTCCCAAATAGAGAAAAAACGAAAGTATCCAGATTAAAGCAAATGTTAGATCTGTCATTAGAATAATTTATCCTTTACATAATCCAGACTAATTGAATATCCTTTTTGGACCATACAAGATACAATCCATGCCGGACCTAGGGTTCTATATCCAAGGACACCTCCAGGTATTTTCTCTATTGCGTTAGCTTTACAATCACTCAGGGCAGATTGAAACTCGGATGATGCTTCCGTTACTGGGTCAATGAAAGTTTCTTCTAAATCCTCTTTGATATCATTTATTATTTCATCTGCTGTTGGTATCTCAATATTTTCAAAAAATTCTATAACATCCGTTAAAATCTTCAAGGCCTCATCTGTTGAATGATAAAGCGATGCCAGGACAACCGGTCTTGGTACGTTTAGATCTATTGTAGGTATCGGTTCGCAAATTGCTATCAATTTAGAAACCGCACTGGCTTTCTTATCAAACATCGAGAAACCTAACCAGGCACCGAAAATTATGATTGGTTGCATTACTGGAATCAATGCCTGGAGCCACCTAGTATAATCCACGTTTTTCATGAGCTCTTCAAAATCGGTTTCTTTCTTCATACTCTATATCCCGTTAAGATACACGAAATAGATCCATTATTAGCGCTCTCACTCGCCTGGATCTTAACTGTGCTGTTTGGTGGTATGATGAATTCAAACATCTTGGGTTGGATCCCAATATTATTAATCAGGACAACCAGTTTTTCAACGAATAAGGCCTGGTTATCTACATTGATCGTATAGCTTAGAACTTCTCCAGCAGAGATTGAACTCCAGTCAATACCTAAAGTTACCCTGGTTAAGTAAAATGCTGACGGGTTTGTATAATCGAGTAGGGTGACAGCAGAAGAAGTAAGGGCATAACTTCCACTCCACCCGTAGATCTTACCGTCTTTAGCCCTGGAAACCGATTTAGAAGGTCCTAGGGTCATGCATTATAGACTCGACCTGTAAAACCTATTGTAATGATTTCTGCTGCGGTATCGTCATTTGATACCGCCTCTACCGTTACCCTGGTTAATGGAGGAATAATAAGTTTCATACTTGGTCTATAAAAATCGGTACCTTCTGTAAGTAATAGACCTACTACAGAACCATTAAATTTAATTCGTATTCGAGAGACTCCCGAATTACCGTTAGCATATTCTATTTGAGGATTTAACTCTATTTTTCCAACCAGATAAGACTTAGGTGATTGAAAATCCAAGACTGTAGCACTTGAAGTGCTAGCCTCAGCACTAGCATATGCATAGGCATGATCCCCGATTATTGAAAGTCCTAACTGAGGACCGAGAAACGTTGCTATTTGCGTTTTAGCCATTCAAGACTATTCGAAATACAGAGTCACACTAAGGCTTGAGGCCGTTGGTGTACCAGTGCTGAATTGAAAAGCCACCTGGAGATCAATATTGTTTACACCTGCCACACTGAAGTTGGTAGGGATCATATTGAATGATGGCCCTGATCCATCAGCACTATCACCCATGCTACCAGCCAAGGTCAAATTTTGCTCTGACATATTTGATCCCAATAAACGACCCGCCAGGACAAGTCCTTTTGCGTCTGTCGCATCAAGGGCCACATCGATTCTGGAGATCCTCTGTGAGCCCTGGGGCGTTTGGATATTGCCCAGTGAAGAACTTGACATATTATCCGTAAGTGAAAAATAGGTCTTATCTGTTGGCGTGCTGTCGTAGGTTCGAGTTATGGTGGTTACTGACATCTTATTGTTTCTCCTTGATCAGAGCCTAAAAAATAAACGCTGACCGCCTAGTTTTAGTGATGGAAACTGCTTCCTGGCAAAGGCTCCTAAGATTGCTATGCCTGAAGCGGTCACTAATGTCTTACGCCCTGCGTCGGTACCGATCATATCGATCGCGTTACCTGCTAGGGTATTGAATGCGGTTCCTAATTGACCGTCTGTTACGTCTTTGATAACTCCCTCAGTGACTGAAGTTCTACCAAAAGCGCCTGTTACTGATTGCCCTGCGTTTAGATATGCGGCAATAGCTAGACCGCTAGCCATTCCCGTAATACTAGGGTGTGGAATTCCTTTCATATATTTACTCCTTTTTGGATTGCCTGGGGCTTTACGAGTGTAGGCTCTACGTGCGGTTTTACGACGCTGACCTTTCTTGGTTGATGATCGAGAGCGAGACGCACCGTATGACTTCTTAGATATGAGCTTTCCATTTCTAAAAAACATAGTTCGACCATTCTTTCCTTTCCTCGTATACAAGCCCACAGGCATATACTCATACATGAGTAGTGCTTATTAAATGAGTAGGTAAACATTTCTGAGTATTACACAATTCGTTTTATACTAGAACTACTGTGAAGAAGTAGATATGAGCTTAGATAAAGAGAAATTTGGTTTCGGTCTACGTCCTACGATGGACGAAGTACCACCAGGTCAGCATGCCATATTCCGTTTTACGGGACCAGGCAAGATCATAGACACAGAGAAGTATGGAGAAAAGTATTCTTTTCCTATTGAAATCTCCTACCATCCCTCCTATGATACCCTCCCTCCCCTATCTGATAACGTAATAGATAGGGAAAAGAAGGAAGCACAATTAGAAGGGCAGACTGTAAAGTGTGAATGGGAAACAAAATGTCACTCAGCCAAGCAGCTATACTATGCTCTTTTCAGTGCTGATGAACCTAACGTAGTAGACATGACCAGGGATGATAAGTTTGCACTCAAATTGGAGAAGCATTATGAAAAGGATCTCTGGAGATTAACCAGGTTCGATACTGGTGCATACTGGTTAGAGGTAGAATGAAGCGACGCTGTAATATCTGTCTACAATCAACAGATCATCTTAAAACAGACAAATTTAATAATACAGTAACGATCTGTTATGAATGTCAAAAGATTATAACCAAAATAGTACGCAGCCAGATTGAATACTAGTCTTTACAGTCACTTTCTGATAGGGAGACGGGGAGGGGTTGAGGATGAGGTGGGGTAGCAATGGGTATTAAAAGGAAGTTTTGTGGGTTGCTGTGCGTTCTAGGTGCTTTATTTCTGCAATCCCATGCCTAGTATTGCATCACTAGTGCGTTTTGGTTGCGTTTTGACTGCTTCTGTGATCATTGGCAACATTTTAGATGCCAGGGCTTGAACATACCAGGGTTGACCACTTAGATCCTGTGTGATATTATGGAGCAAAGACAAATTAGAACCTTCTTCAGAACCTTTCAGTTCTTTAGCAGCATTGCCCATTGCTCCAGACCAAAACTTTTGCAAACTCTCTCTCGCTTGTGGAAGCATAAATTCCTCAAAATCAATTAACATCTGTTCTCTGATTTTTTTAGTGATAACATCCAGGGACATTAGCAAAGTTTCGTCAGATTCTGAACTCTTCAACCAGCTCTCTATTTTTTTTTGGGTTCTCAAAGGTATATGCCAGGTGTAAATTCCCAAATAGAGAAAAAACGAAAGTATCCAGATTAAAGCAAATGTTAGATC